CAGGTAAAAACGAGCTACATAGACGCCTACAGGTAGATGAGTTTACAGACGAACCTCGCCTTGTATTCATGTCTACCTGTACAAATACAATATCGCAATTACCTGCGTTACCGTTGGATAAAAATAACTCAGAAGATGTAGATACTAAATCAGAAGATCACTTGTATGATGCTTTAAGATACGGTATAATGACACGACCTCGTAGTTCTATATGGGACTTTAACCCAGCAACACAACGATCAGGCTTTCAAGCTTCTGATCCTACATTTGGATACTAGTACTTATGGCAGATGAAAACAACTTTATGGAAACTGATGCATCTTCTTCTTTAGATGATATTAAAGATACAGACAACTCCGATGATCCTGAATCAGGTAGTATAGTTCAGTTAGTTGAACAACGGTTTAAAAAAGCTGAAGACGCTAGATTTATGGATGAACAACGGTGGATGAATGCATACAGAAACTATAGAGGATTATACTCTGCTGATGTTAAATTTACTGAAGCAGAAAGATCTAGGGTATTTGTAAAAGTTACTAAGACTAAAACTCTTGCTGCATACGGACAAATTGTAGATGTACTATTTGGTAATAGTAATTTTCCACTATCCGTAAATCCTAGCAGATTACCTGAAGGTGTATCAGAAACAGTTTCTTTTGAAACAGATCCTGAAGGACAAAAAATAACGGATCTATCAAAATCAACATTTAATAAAGACGATCCTGTAAAACGTAAACCTTTATTGACTCCTGACACAGTATTAGAACCCGGTGAAACATTAGATAGTCTTAGAGATAAATTAGGACCACTTGAAAAAAGATTAGGTACGGTATCAGATTTATTAATAGAAAATCCTGCAGTATCTGCTAGTGGTGTTACTTTTCATCCTGCAATGATTGCAGCTAAAAAGATGGAAAAGAAAATACATGACCAACTAGAAGAGTCTAATGCCAATAAACAATTACGTTTAGCTGCATTTGAATTATCTCTATTTGGTACAGGTATTATGAAAGGCCCGTTAGCAATAAATAAAGAGTACCCTAATTGGGATGACGAAGGTAACTATGAACCTGTATTAAAAACTGTACCTTCAACTAATTATGTTTCAGTGTGGAACTTTTATCCTGACCCTGATGCAGCTAACATGGATGAAGCAGAGTACTGTTTAGAAAGACACAAGATGTCTCGCTCACAAATGAGAGCATTAAAGAAAAGACCTTTTTTTAGATCTAACGCTATTAATAATGCTATTGAGTTAGGCGAGTCCTACGAAAAGAAATGGTGGGAACAAGAAATGGAAGATGACGCACAGCAGAGTTCTGCAGAGCGTTATAATGTACAAGAGTTTTGGGGCTACGTTGATACAGATGTATTAAAAGATCACGATGTAGACGTACCTAAAGAATTAAAAGATCACGATGAAGTAAGTGTAAACATCTGGGTATGTAATGGGCAAGTACTACGATTAGTTATGAATCCGTTTAAACCTGCAATTATACCTTACTACGCTGTGCCTTATGAGATAAACCCCTATAGCTTCTTTGGTGTAGGTATTGCCGAAAACATGGATGACACGCAGACTCTAATGAATGGTTTTATGCGTATGGCTGTAGACAATGCTGTACTTAGTGGTAACTTACTTATAGAAGTTGACGAGACTAACTTAGTTCCCGGTCAAGACATGAGTGTGTATCCCGGTAAAGTATTCCGTAGACAAGGTGGCGCACCGGGACAAGGTATTTTTGGTACTAAGTTTCCTAACGTAGCTCAAGAGAACATGCAGTTATTTGATAAAGCTCGTGTACTAGCTGACGAAAGCACTGGCTTTCCTAGCTTTGCTCACGGACAGACTGGCATACAAGGTGTAGGACGAACTGCATCAGGTATATCTATGCTTATGGGTGCAGCAAATGGTAGCATACGAACAGTAGTTAAAAATGTAGATGACTATTTACTAGCACCTATGGGACGAGCATTCTTTAGTTTTAACATGCAGTTTGATTTTGATTCAGAAATTAAAGGTGACTTAGAAGTTAAAGCTAGTGGTACTGAAAGTCTTATGGCTAATGAAGTACGTAGCCAACGACTAATGCAATTCTTAGGTGTAG